GCTCCTGCAAGGCATCCAACAAGATGATGTTCGCTACCTTGTCTTCGTTGTAGAACACGCCCCATGTCGTGCAAGCACTGTAATCCGCGGTTTGTTTCGCTAGAAACGCCGTGTCCCACGATTGAATCACAAACTCGCAGTCCGGTGGATCTTTCTTCGTCCATTCCTTCCACCATTCGCGCTTGATGATCGCGCCTTCCTCAGAAGTCGGGTCTTGCTGGTACTGGGCACTCCACTTGCCCACCGGAAGCTCCGCCTTCAAAGCCTCTAGCTGTTCCAGCGGCCAGAACCCCGGCCACAACGGCTTGCCGCTAGGTAGAATCGCAGGTAGTTCGATGATCTCCCACTCGTCAGAACCACCCCTCTCTATAGACGCCTTCAAAATAGAACCCGTCAGATCCTTCTTCGACCAACGAGTCATTACTAAACAAATCGCGCCCCCCGGCTGTAGACGCTGGCGTGGACCAGACGTATACCACTCATAAGTCTTGTCGTAAACAGATGGATCGTTCTGTGCCGCCTCCTGCTCAGAATGAGGATCGTCCACTATAAGAATGTCCGCACCCTTACCAGTCACGGCACCACCAACCCCAATAGCAAAATAATCGCCACCCATGTTCGTGTTCCAACGACCAGCAGCCTTAGAGTCCGAACTCAAAGAAACACCAGAAAATATCTTTGCGTAATCCTCAGAACCTACCAAGTTGCGAACCTTACGACCAAAACCCACAGCAAGCTCCGCAGTATGTGCCGTCTGAATGACCTTCCTGTCAGGGAACCTCCCTAGATACCACGCAGGAAATAAATGCGATGCAAACTCAGACTTGGTATGCCTAGGCGGCATATTGATGATCAGACGCTTTAACGAGCCACTCGCAATGCGATTGAACGCATCCGCCATCACACGATGATGGTTCCCCTCTATGAACGCAGGCCATACCTCCTTCACAAATTCTAGAAAATCCCCCTGAGAACCCTCCCGCATCCTAGCATCATTCAATTCCTCAATAAGACCGAGAATCTCACGCTTCTCGTCAACAGGTAGAGTATCTAAAATTTTTGGGTTCATTTATACAATCCTAGGTGTCACTAATAAAATAGTTATATAACCACAGTTCCAGTCTGGCAAGTGTATCTTTTTGTTGTGATATCACTATAAGTTGAAATTTTTATATAAAATTTTATAAATAGGGGTCCCAGTGCAAAATCTGATGATTGACTGAGCAAACTACTGTTTGTTGTTTTGGGGCGATTTTTGGCCCCAAAAGGGGGGGTGTACCCCACTAGGGTCTTGATATTACCGTGTTTTGACCCCATTATATAGGTGTGGCAGGGAGACACCTGCCCACTATATCACTCCTCAACGGAGATACGCACCATGCGCTACGTCACTATGGGATCGCTCGACACATTCGACAGGCTCACTCTGAGCATCAATGCACTATGCGAAGCGAACGCGGACACGATGGCGGACGCGGACACGGACGAGACTCTGGACCTTCCGTTCTGCGAGTCCGACGCATGGGGCGGAGCGCAAGAGGATGTGCTTCTGCCTCTGGGATTCGTGAGCATCTATTACCAGAAGGTCCACAACCCAAACGCGGACGATTTCAGGGCTCGCCAATTGATGCCGATTGAGGTTTACGAGTCGAAGGCTGGCGCGGTCCTCATGAGAGCCTACGATCTCAACGCCGGATTCGTTAAATCGTTTAGGCTCGATGCGGTACAGCGGGTTCTAATTCGTAACCAGAACCTGAGCGATGACGAATGGGGCGTGCAGGATATCACCTTCAAGGGCCGGTCGGCCTTGAATGGGTCAACCTCATGAGCGGGTCAATTGCTTGCGTCGATTGCGATGCCGCGAACGAGACGGATGGACCAGTACCGAACGAAAAAGACCGGACACGTTGGCTCGATTCGACCGGCCGACTAGTCGAGTGTCCCATGTGCGACGAAGGGGAGATCTATTGGGAGGAGAATTGGTTGGCTGGTGGGTCTCCAATGTGGAGAGCCCGCAGCGAAGCATGCGAACATTGCGAAGGCTCTGGCGAATTAACGGTCCATGATCGCTGCGAGACTTGCGGAAGGCTAGAGCAATCCTGCGGCAAGGGACCAGAAAGGATCGTTGAGGCCGACAGGCTCCACGATCACCTTAGTTAGAAAAGATAGGGGGGAGGCACTACGCCTCCCCCCACCATGTAGGACAAGAGGAGAAACACCATGATCAGAGAAGAATCAGCCCACACTACAAAAGATTTCCGGGTGAACTACGATGCGGATGAGATCCGTGAAATGATCGTAAAGTTTGGCCGTCTTCGCCAACTACAGGGGCAAGCTGAAGGTCCCGGCGATTGGCATAGAGAGCCGCATGATCTGAGAGTAGAAGCGGACAAGATACTAGATGAGATAGAAGAAGCACTCTAAGTAGCAAGACAGGGGGGAGGCACTACGCCTCCCCCCACCATGGAAGACAAGAGGAAAACCACCATGAAACGCACAGACATACCCATGGATGGCATCCATGAAGTACAAGAGAGTCTCGAAACCCTAGATCGCCTGATCGCCGAGAATAGCGGAAGTATTAGGTGCTCGTTTATCCGCGTAGTTCTTCTCGGTATCATGGCTACACTCGACGCCGCCATAGTCACGATTAACGAATCCTAAATCGAGACAGGGGGGAGGCACTCCGCCTCCCCCTTCACCCCCGAATAGGGGAGACGCATTATGTACGGACAAGACGAAGCTTTCGTGATCGTGATATTCGTTGTCGGGTTTACGATCCTGCTTCTGTGCTGGCTGGCGGAATACTTTTTCGGAGGGGACAAATGACTAACGAGGAAACTGTGCGCATAGATCGCCTATGTGATCGATACCTTGCTCGCGGCGAGGCTCCTCCGTCAGAATACTGGAGGTGGGGGCGCGAATATCGTCATGTATGTGACCGCTGCGGCACACACGTTGGCGGGGAGTGTGGACAAAGTATCTGGCGCGAAGTTGAACTGCCCGATGAAGGCCTCGATATCATATGCGGGGAATGCTTCTAATGGAGGGTAAATGACAGAGAGAAAGAGAGGGGGAGCCGAAAGGCTCCCCTTTTTTTGTGCCTACCCCTCAGATCGCCTGATTCCTGCCCACCCTAGGATACCAATCACCCTCGCGAGACGCCTTAGACGCGATCCTCGTGCGTCATTATCGGGACGCCCCAGCCTGAGATCCACATATGCGAGGCACTCGCCTCGCCTCGCCTTGCTGGCTCAAACAGATCGCTATCGTGGAGAGGGGGGAGCCAGCCCATGAGGAAACCTTTTAATAATTTCTGAGGTACGGGCGTCGGGTACGGGCGCGAGGAAATTATCTAATAATTTTTTAGGTACGGGCGTCGGGTACGGGCGTCGGGTATGGGCAAAAAAAAGAGGCGTCCCCGTAGGGACGCCCCTCTCTTTTCCTTTAGTTGAGCGATAAAGCCGCCTGATTCTGATCCGCCCATGTTCCCTCTTGGGTGACTAGTTCCTTTCCTAGTCTGTGGAATCTCGCCATGGAAGTAGGCAACTCCGTGATGTTCCGATCCTTTAGGATCTCAGTGGTTGCGTTGTTGAATCCCCACATGGTGGGCTGCTCAAATTCCTCATGGCTAGGATTCCGATACTCTTTCAGAATCTTAGGAGCGTATGCCCATGGGAAGGCGCGAGCATCACACAACCTCACGAGCAGATCGTGCGCCATGTTCTCCTGCAGATTGGTCTGCTTATAGGACTCGACTAGTTGAGTATGGTCGGTGTGAGCAGTGTCGATCTCACCTGCCAACCTGTTCAACCGTGAAGGTAGAACGTCGCGCACGTTGACGCTGTGTTTGTGGCTCGCCTTGAATTCTCCCATGAAATCAAGGTTACTGCAGACCATGACGACCAATCCGGCAACCATACCCGCCGACATCGTTTTGTCATGACTGTTACGGATGCCGATAGCTAACTGGTAATCCTGCCCAATGGCTACATCCTCACGTTGGATTTTCAGAACACCGAACAGTCTAGCAGTATCATACCGAACATCCTCTCCGCCCACCTCAATCTTTCCACCTTCCAGAGAGTAACGCTGTTCCGTAATGTCCCAGCCAAATCCGCCAAGCGTACTATCCACCATGTCCAGAAACTCACCATGTGGTATCGGTACATGGCTTCGGGTTTCCGGCGGCGTCTCCGTCGCCCGTACCTGTTCCTCAGTTACCTTGACTCCGCCGATCAGTGTTGTTCTCACGTTCGCCATTTTGTTTCTCCATTGAGTGAATGGCCGTTCAATTAACGTATACCAATATACAGTGATCGTCTCACATTAGCAACCCCAATCACCACATTATTTTATCACCGCGCCCCACATCTATTATATAATAATTTAGGTACGGGCGTCAGGTACGGGCGTCCATCCTAGGCATAAAAAAGAGGCCCGACGCGCAAACGTCGAGCCCCTCCACCTTGCCACAGCTTTTAGGTGTGCGCGTGTCCGTCTGGTTCTATACCGATGAACATCGTTCCAGACATGACGCCGATGTATCCCAACCCCGGTAGTACTTCCACCGGATCGGACAGCTTGTGTCTTTTCTGTAATCTTTCCAAGCTATTCCATTGTTCGCTCGTGATTCCGGGCGATTGTTTTCCGATAGCCACCACCTCACCATTAGGCCATTGAGCTTTCATGCTGTCCCCCCTCACTAGGACGTATCTGATTCCCCCACGCCCAATGCTCATTGTCTAGGTCCACTAAGACCTTCCGCTCAACAACAGTGTCCCATCCCACAAGCTGTACATCCTCACCATACTTTGAACCATTGGATTCATTAACCTGAATCCCTCTTACTTTGACAAGTTCCTCGGGATCACTGCCCCAGCCACCTCGCCATAGTACTGAGTCACCTACTTTTAGATCAGCCATCCGATTAACTCCTTCCTGAAAGGGTTGTCTATCGTACACCAATCTACAACAACACTACCACCGTGTCAAGGTGTGACTATGGCCGTGGCCGTGGCCGTGGCCTCACACCTATTTAATAATAATTTTAGGTACGGGCGTCGGGTACGGGCGTTAGATAATCTGCAGCCCGAATCCTACCAACAGAATCAAAACGATTATATAGACTACCTCTGCTGCGACCTGCATTCGTGTGTGTTTTATTCTGTACGTCATACCACGAAGCCAGACGTATCTTTCTTAGCTGAACCCTTAGCGGTTAGGCCGACGATGCACGGCTTCGGATCTAGGAACCTGAGATCGTGAGTGGTGCCATCAATAACGGGTACACCTAGCCAGCCCTCCGGTATAGCATCCCTGAACACAACGGCCACGTTCATCCCATCATCAATAGCCTTGCACCATTCGTCGTGCGTGGTCTTCTCACTGCGTGAAAAGGTAAGCGAATAGTTTTTAGGTAGCCTTTTCCTGTTCGTGATCTTCGTGTAATCGTAGAAGATCACGTTAGGAAACTTTTCCATGATCCCAGTACGTTCCCACCTAAGATCCGACGTTCCGTTGAGCCTGACACACGGTTTCAGATTGTTTTTATCCGCCCGCCTCACAATAGACGCTATGTCTTTTTCGAGATCGGCCATAAACCCTGCACGATTCTCAAAAAACATCCTAGTTTTTCTGATCCGTGCTTCTTGTACCGTGTTCATACGTCCCCTACCCTGAAAATAGAGACACGCACTAGAACATCCATCGGTAGCTGATGGGCACACCTGATAACCTGACTGGGTGTGTGGGGCTAGGTGCAAAATACCCGTGAGATACCCGTAACCTGTAGATTTAGCTGTCTTGGGGTTACTTGCGCCGTCCGTGAGAAGTTTCATACCGCCTCCGTTGTATCACATTGTGATTGTCTGGACGCATCAACATACATCACTCGGGGGACAGTGTCAAGGCCTCAGTAATGAGGGGTTTCTTTTCCTATTTAGGAAAGGTTGGCTCCCCTACTAGTAGTCTACTGTTCCTACCTACCCGTTCATAAAGATTACGACACACTCAAACTAATTATTACTTACCAGTTAACCAGTTCTAAACTCTGCCTAGACTATCTAGGTAATGTGTACCCTCTGTCAAGGGGTAAAATTTACGTCCAAGCAGGTACGGGCGTCAGATATGAGTTTTTTTTGTTAATTTTCAGGTACGGGCGTCAGATCACTGCCAATTTGGGCTATCCGTTTAATAGTTTTTCAGGTACGGGCGTCAGATCACTCGTGATCTTGTAACTATCCTAGGTACGGGCGTCAGAGTGGACAGCCTAGCCGAATCAGTGCCTCAGAAAGAGCCTCTGCGCTGGATAGCGACTACTCCTGCGGGGTATATCAATTCATTGGGATGTTGAGGTCTTCCAATTTTTCCC